GTTTTGCATCGGGTCCAACGCGGTGGTGAGATTGATCGTCAGCGGCGTGCCGGCCGAAACCGTGAATGGAGCGGAGTAACAACGATCGACGTTGCCGGCGGTGTTTCCCGCTCCGACGCCGAAGTTCGGGCTGTGATTCACTTGTGCGGCCACCAGCGCCGGCGCGGCGCCGGAGCTCAGTTGAGCCTTGACGGTCACTGAGACGGAGGGATTTGTGAGAGTCGTAGCCATTGAATATCCATTTCTATTGCGATGAAAGCAAAGTCGACCGATTCAGGTCCATATAAACCCAGATACTCATGATGCTCACCCATCTTTGCGTGGCGCGTCGCCATTGCGTTTGGCCGAAGGGATCGTCTTTGCCCTGTTTGATTTCCCAGGATCTAACCAGCCCGCCCAACCCCAAATCGGGACCGGCGGCCAGCAGCGCACTCATCGCCGCGAATTTCAGAGCGTTCACGCTCGTCAATCGCAGCGAATCGTGCGTGGCGATGAGCTGATAAGATTGACTCAACGATGCCACCAGCGAATTCGCCCCGAACGGCTGCAGCGTGAACGCTTCGGGCAACAGCACCACCTCCGGCGTATCCCCCGACTGAATCTGGCCCTTGAACTTCTCGAAATTGGCAGCCGTCATGTCGATCAGATTCCCCGGCTGAACGATCGCCCCGAATGAAGCGGACGATTTCAACGCCGAAAGAATAGCGGCCGAGGCGGATGTGAAGGGGTCGGGCATAGGGGGATGACAAGGTGACAAGGTGAGGGGGTGACAAGGTGACAAAAGAAAACGGGGTTCGGCTTTCGGTCACCTTGTCACCGGGTCACCTTGTCACCTTGTCACGAATCAAAACTTCACCGTCGCCACGAAAATCGCGCTGGGCACTTTCAGCACCGGCAGGAACGTGTCGCCGTAGACGATCTTCGCCGTTGGCGGATCGGCGCTGGCGGTGCCGTAGGCGAACATGCCGCTTTGAATCTGCATGCCGCTGACGACGCTCGGCTCGGCGGGCGTGACGATGCCGGCTTTGGTCGGTACCGGATACGTTCCTTCCAGGAATCCGATCCACGATGTGCTCGGGTCCGGCGTGAAGACAATCTGATCGTCGCCCACCAGAGTTTGGCGATTGCCGTTCTGGTCGTAGAAGAAACTCTGATACGCCTTGTGCCAGGTCAAGCCCAGCAGAGGATTGGGGATGTCGGCGGTGGCAATGTACTGCGGGCTGAACGCATCCGGGCCGTAGTCGGCTCGATAAAAATAATTTCCCAGCCCGGCGTTGCTGGTGAGATAGTTGGGGATGTTCTTGCCATAGAACGCATGCTTGAGTTCATATCCGGTCAGTTGAATCGCCGCCTGACTGAGCGATTGCACCTGCTTGTCAATGACGGCCGAAGTGTTGTTCCACGCGGTCGAGATGATGGGTGAATCTGTTCCCCAGACATCCAATTGATTCTGATTTCCCGCCGGAACCGTGTAATCCACGATCGTTTGCGCGCCGGTGCTGGATGGCAGCAGATTCCCCAGGCCGTCGTAGTAAATCTGCGTCTTGAACAACATGCTGGTCAACGCGCTGATGCGCAGATTGTCCTGTGTCCAGCGCGCTTCGCGGATTTGCCGGCTCACTTCATCGATGCCGAGCTTCTGTTTGCCCAGGTCGTTGTAGTTGAGCAGATTCACATAATCCTTTACCGGCAGGACGATGTTTTCGACGCTGTGCAGCAGCTTGACCGCCTTGATGCCGATGTCGCGCAACTGGCGATTCTTCGACGGAGCGCCGTAAGGCGAGATCGTCGCATTGGTGCGCGTGCCGCTGAAGACCCGATATTCGCCCGTGTCTCCATCCACGGTCTGATCGACCTGGAAAAACTCGGGCGGGAATGGGTTGGGAATGCCGCTGGTGGTGCTCTGGATGATCCCGCAAAGATTGGGAGCGCCCAGGATATCATTGATGGAAACGTAAGCCATGGGAATGGACCTCGGTGGAAATTTGAATGCGGAAGGGAACTGGGAGACTCCCGATAGTTTGGATCATCCGGTGATGTCATCCAAAAACGTCGTCCCCGAGCATGTCGACTTGATCGCGGATTTGACCCACGTCTTGAGGCTCGGATCGCTCGGATAATTCACGATCATCCCGGTGTTGACGGTGCCTCCGCTGGCAAGCAATCTGCCGGTGAAAACATCCACGCGATTCGTGTACGTCTGATCGACGATCTGCAAACCATTGGTTTCGCACAGGATCGTCAGGATATTTTCGCTCCCATCGGTCGGCTGAATGAGCGATGCCGTGACGGCCGCGGCGCTGGTGGCGGTGCAGGTGATGACGCCGGTTGTGACGTTCACCGCGGAATAGGTGACGACTTGCGTCGCGACGGTTCCACTCGCCGCCGGCGGGCCGGTCAGTTTGAATGTCCCGCTGGCGCCGATGCGACGGACGATCTCCGCCGCGGTGTTTACATCGGTCGCAATGGACGTCGCGCCACTGGCGGTTGCGCTTGCGGTCAAACCGAGAATGCTGTTGGCATACTTCGCCGTTGCCGTGATCCGGCCGAAAAGTTGCCCGGCCCACAGAAGCCAGGTGTACGGCGCGTTGGTCGGATTGCCGGAGTTGGTACCGTCAATCGTCACCGGCGGCGCCCAGAACTGCGTGCGCTCGATACCGGAATAAATCACCTCGCGCGGCTGGGAATCAAAATTACCAACCACGCCGGGTTTGCCTTGGGGAGTGGGGAGCATGGGGAGACCTTTCGAAAAGAATGGTTTGGGGTTGTGTAGTGGGAATCGAGTGGCTGGGATGACAAGGTGACAAGGTGAAGGGGTGACAAGGTGAAAAACGCGCGCCTTTGGTCACCTTGTCACCCCCTCACCTTGTCACCCTGTCACATCACGTCGATGCGACACGCGTCATATATTGCCGAAGCTGTTCCAACGGCGACGCATCCTCCCCCGGGCTCGCTCGCGACATGGATTGCAGCGATGTCGTTTCGCCCGGTGAAATCGGACGATTATCGAGCAGGATGTCGGCTATCGACAGGGCCAAAGCGCGGTCGCCGGATGGACTCGATTGACGGGAGAGCGTCAGAAGATTCGCCTGGCCGTCGGGGGCTTGCACGAGCAGGCGCACCAAACGGTCACGCGCCGCAGGCGAGAGACCGCCGCGCTGCACGGCTGCGTCAAACCGCGCGGTGGCCGCTTCGATCATTGCGGATTGCGCCTCATCGTTCATCGTCGGCGGGATGCGAGCTGAGAGATGCGCGATTTGTTTCCGCGCAGCCGATAGTTCCTCGGATTGATCGGTAATACTTTGAAGATATTGAATGATGCTTGCGATGCAGGTGGTTGGTTCGAGATCCTCGATAAATTCGATTAGCGCATCGAATTGCTCCTGGGTGCAAGGGATTTGCAATCCTTCGTCAGGATCATTCTGCGGTACTTCCGGAGGCCGTGATTGAAGCGTCAACGCGTCCGATTCCGCCTGCGATGCCTCGACAAACTGCCCCTGCTTCGGCACCACCGGCACCGGCGTCAGCGCCAGATGCACAATCGCCTCGCCCCATTTCTTCGCCTGGCCATCCGTAAAATCCGGATCAATTCCGACAGACACGAGATTTCTGGCGGCGACGAGCGCGGCATCCTCGCCGATAAATTGGCACAACCCCAGCAGCCGATCCTCGTCGAGCTTGAATTGCTTCACATATCCGACGACATCCCGCGCCCGGTCGGAATGATCGCAATTGATCGGAATCGCCAGTCCCTCGGCCAGCATTTGCGAGCCGGTGTCGGACCAGCGATTCAACCGATCGCGGTCCACGGACAGCGAGAATTTCCGCGTCGGATGCACGTAATCGCCGACGTGAATCAGATCCTTCCAGAAATACGTCGCCGGCTGGCCGGAGATTTCCGCGGGAAGGTCCCCGTCCGGCGCCACCGGCGAATCCGCCGAGAGCGCCGCGGCATGAAGATGAAATGGAGTGGTGAGTTGGGTCATGAGTGAAATCCATTTTTAGCCGCGTCGCTCGGCGACGCGATATTTCATTGTGCTTGCGAATTTCGTGGCACCGACAACTGATCCAGAAGCGCCGGCACATCAATTTGTGCCGTCGCGCCGGCCGCCAGCAGCGATTTCAGCGTGTCGCTCAAAACACCCAGCGAATCCGGCTCGATTGGTGCAGGGTCGATGGACACGGAATTTCGCGCGGACTCGCCGAAGTTCAGCACCAACAGATCGTTCACCACGTCCCGCGAAAGTGCGGCGGCGATGTCGCGGTCGATCAGTTCGGAATCGAGCAGTGCCGTGTCCGTGTGCGTCTGGGCATCCGCTCGGCTTCCATGTTGCGATTCCAGCCCCACGCGCTCCGGTCGCAGCCAGCCGCGGAAGATCAGGGCGTCATAATAATCCAGCACGAGTTTCATGCCGGGAGAATGGTCGGCCCCGCCGGCCTCCAGCGTGGAAAGTTGCCACGGGCTTTTGCCGGCCAGATCGTAACTTGTTTGTGGATCACTCCCGGCGGCGAAACCGTTGGGGAACATCACGCTCTTGCCGGCCGACACAGCATCGAGCACCTGCTGGCCCAGCCACTGATTCGGCCGCTCAGCGCCGGCGGCGTCGCGGCTGGTGCCTTCGGGATAATGCAATTGCACCACCAGGCCCGACACCTTTTTCATGTACTGTGCCAGACGATGGCGAATCTGCTCGCTTTCGCTCCACGCCTGGCGAATGTTCTCATGCCGCGAGCGTCCATACGGATTGCCCGCCTCGCTGTCGAACACATAGAGAAAGAATTTCGATCCGGTCAGATCGATGGCCGAAGCGCCTGCTGGTTGATTCCGCAGGCCAACCGCGTTTCCATGCGCATCGACCAGGATTTCCGTGCAATCCCACAGCAGCGGCTTGAGCCGCCGAAGAATCCGTCGGCCATTGACGATGTCCCAGATTTTCTCGAAACCCGCCCAGCCGAATTCCAGGGCGCGCAGCGCATCAGTCACAATCGACTGTCGCAGTGGCGTCAGCACGCTGGAAATAAAATTCATCCACTCATTCGGCACATCCGGCCCACTTTTTCGGAATCGCCAGGCATTGGCGACAATCGGCGCGGCGATGATTCCGCGCACCAGCGCCGCCGTCGGATGCGCTGAGATCTGCCGATACGTTTGATACGTCCCCGGCGGCGCGGGGAAGAATCCCGAAAGCCCCGCAGCGCTGAAACCCGGAATGCCGACGCGGGATTGATCGGAGGTTTGCTCGCCGGCGGATGTGGGGGGAAGTTGGGACACGTGATTTCCTCAGAATTACGGGAATGCTTATTGATTATGTGGAGAACGAGATCGTCCCCGTGATCGAACTCTGTTCAAACCTGACCGCATACTCGGCCACGACAAAATACCTCATCCACGCCAACGCATGCTGCTCGTCCAATGATCCTGGCCAAATCGTCGTGCGGAGGTCTTCGATCAGCCGGCCGCATTTGGGGTCTATGATCAGACTCGATTCCCCCGCAGCGTTTTTCAGCTTGGAGCGCAAGGCATTGATCGTGTCCTTCACCGGCGGATTGGCTCGAGGAACTTTGAACACCGCGCTCAAATCTTTCAGGCGATTGCGGATGATGATCCAATCGCTGGTGCCACTGGTGCTGTCGCGGCAATTGCCGCTGGCGTCGCCGTAAACGTGCATGTCTTTGAGGTTCCAGCCATTTTGCTGGGCTCGGCGAAGAAATTCGGTGCAAGCGTCATTTGTTGAAGTATCCGGCAGTGTCAGCTCGTCGATCACGCGCACCAGGTTTCCATCGTGCTGAATCACGCCGCTGCACATGGGGTTGATGTTGAAATCCAGCGCCCAGCAGAGATGCAGCGATGGATCGTAATTGGCCGATTTCACATGAACGAGCGGATCAAATTCCGCGAATGCCCGACCGCGCGCGATGACAAATTTGCCGAGATATTCCTGTTCAAAGATGCGCGGATCGAGCCGACGTCGGGCGGATTCGATTTCCTCCGGCGGCAAAATGTCGGCCGAGGGCCAGGAAAAGCACGCCCATTCCGGGTCGTCGCCACTGAGCGCCAGTTGCACCATCGCTTCGTATTCCACCTGCCCCGGCGCATCCATGTCCGGAACGCCGATCAGCCACGCCCACCCTTTGCGATCCGCCAGCGACGGGCGGATGTGATGGTCCCACGTTCCCGGCCGGCAGTTGGCCAACTCGTCGATGATCGCGCCATCCCACGGCGTGCCCTCGATGCGCTGCGGAACATCGAGCCCCTGCACCCAAATCTGCCCGCCGCTGATCGCCGATATTCGCAGCTCACTTTCGCTGATAGATCCGATGGCTTTCCGGGGCATGAGCGATTTTAAATCATCCCAGTAAATGCGTTTGGCCTGATCGCGCGTGGGACCGGCGGCGAAGAGACGCGGCGGCCTGCCGTGCCAGGTCGGACGCCCCAGCAAATGCTCTATCAATCGCCGCTTGGCCAGCTCGGTTTTTCCGCTGCGCCGGCCGGCGGGGACGACTTTGAATCTCGCCCGGTTGTTCCAGAGCCGAAGTTGCTCTTCATGCGGGCGGAGGTCAACCCATCTTCTCGTCCATCCATGGTTTGGCCCATGGGTTTTCCTCGGATTCGCCGGCGGGTTCCATTTGTCCGAGTTCATGTTTGCCGAGGAAAATTAGAATGGTTGTGTTTCCTCCGATTGCATTTTTGAATTGCGCTCGCCGCAGCGCGATTCGCCGATCGGCCCGGGCCTTGCGGAGAAGATCGGCCATGGGCTGCAAATCTTCCACGGAAATACCGAGCGAATCAGCGATTTCCTGATCCGGCGAGCCGATGATGCCCAGCGAACGCAGATGGTCGGGATCGAGCGGATCCATGGATAGACGGCCTTGAGAATCATCGCTTCAATGCAATTCCAAATCGCGCTGCCAATTCCCGGCGCGGGGGGCCAATGTATCGAAAGCTGGCGGTCAAACGCCGCCAGCTTTGCCCGCGACACCGGGACGGCGTGCGGGCGATTCTCCAGACGGGCGAGCGGGCGCGGTGCCGCATCATCGCTGGATGACTGGTGACGCTGGTGTACGGTTTTCCCGTGGCGGCGAAGAGAGCGGCGACGAATTCGCTCAGGGCGTTGCCGATTCCCAGACCTTGAAAATCCGGCAGGCAGACGCAGCGGTGCTCGCGCCAGCCGGAACAGGTTGGATGCGGGAATGGCAACACGCCGACGAATGCCGCGGGCCGGGAATGAATTGATCCGATGAAACATTTGGCAGCGGGATTCAAATCAGAACTCAGATAATGATGACGCTGGAAAATCCGCCACGCGGACGAATGACAGCGGATGATCTGCAATTCGATGTCCGGTCGCCGAAGCCGCTCCCGGCTGAGCGTTCCATCGGCCATGTCCAAAATCCAGTCCGGCTGGAGCCAGGGCAGCACATCGTAGTGGCAACTGATGGCAACGAATTGTTGATTGCGCCGGCGAACCGCCTTGGCGACGGCGGCGGAACCGATCTGGGCAACCGTGCGGTCCACGACGCTGGTGAATTCATCGACAACGGCCAAATCCGGCATTTCAGATAGGGCGCGGGCGAGGCTTGCGCGGAATTGCTCCCCGTTGGAGAGCGCCCAAAATGGCCGAACCCACGCGGGCGGGGAACTGAATCCCACACTGCTCAAAAGCCCGGTGATTTCGGCTATTCCCAGCGATGGCGAAAATCCATCGAGAAGACTTCGATCTGTAGGCCAATCCCAATGGCGCGCCAGGCGATCGCCAAAGGCCTGGCGGGCGACAGTGGTTTTGCCGGAGCCGCTGGGCCCGACGATCAGGCCGATTTGCCAGTCTTCATGCGGTCCGGGAATTTCGACTGTGAAATCAGATTTCAATCCCGCATCGGCCGGGAGATCGAACATCCCCTGCACCTGGCGAACGCGGAATGTCGGTGTGATTTCACAGGAATTTACAGCGTGAACAGTCGGCACGTCAGCCCCTCGGCGGTGAATCGCTCGAACAATTCCTGCTGCTGCTCTTCATCGCGGCATTCGACCACAACTTCGTGGGCTTGGTGGATTCGCTCGGAATCGTTGAGATCTTTCTGCGGGTCGTGATCGTCGAGAATCTTTTTGATTTCCGCATCGTCGAAGCCAAGATCGGCAAGCTGGCCATCGGCGGCGAGCAAGGCCAGGGCGTCGTTGTCCCACTCGGCAAGCTCAGCCGTGCGATTGTCGGCGATGGCGTAAGCGGTGAGTTCCGCCAACGGGAGATCGGATTTCACAACGCTGATCTCTTTCCATCCGAGTGCTTTGGCGGCCGCCAGCGTGCCGTTGCCGGCCCGGACGATGTTGCGCGAGTCGATGACGATCGGCTTCTGCTGCCCGAAGCGGGCCAGGCTCGCCATGATGGCGTCGATGTTCCGCTGATCGTGCCGCCGCGCGTTGGCGGGATCGTTATGCAGCTCGGAGATGGGGATGGTTTGCGTGATCATCGAATTTGACAAGGTGACAAGGTGAGGGGGTGACAAGGTGAAAAAATCATGCGCCTTTGGTCACCTTGTCACCAGGTCACCTTGTCGCCTTGTCATCCTCAAACTGCCGTCGGCGAAGTCGCTGTCGGCCAGCGGCGGACGGCGTTGAGCTTTTCGGTTGCGCGGTACTGGAGCATTTCTGTTTCGACGGCGGCTGCGAGCTTGGCGATATGATCGCCATCGGGGTCCTGATCGCGCAGGCCGCGCGACTGGTAGAGCCACGCACCGGCGAGAATGGCGGCCCATCTCGTGACGATCGTCGCATCCGTCCCCAGCGGCGTGAACGGCTTGGCGTAATTGCCGAAGTTAGCGAATACGCCGAGGATTTTCGCATCGGCGTAATTCAGCGCGCTCTGGATTCGTCCGGTATCAGCAGTGGTTTGCGTGTTGTCGAGCTGCGACCAGACGCGGACGTTGTCGATGCCGAATTGCGATTCGATGTCCGCCTGAGCAGCAAATTGCCCGACGGCGGAGGAGGTTGTAATGGGCGTGGCGGTGATGGGCATGGTGGTGGCCTTTTTGGAACGGATGACAAGGTGACAAGGTGACAAGGTGAGCGGGTGAAAATGCGCGCGTGTTTTATCACCCTGTCACCCCCTCACCTTGTCACCTTGTCATTCTCCCCCACCCAAGAAACTTTCCTCAAATGGTAAACGCCCCCGACACATCCGGCCCATCCGCTCCAGGCTTGGTGAAGACGGCGACGAATGTTCCGTGTGCGACGAACGCCGGGGCGAGCCAGCGGCCATCGGGACCGGTGACGGCGGTGGCTTGGATTTGGCTCGGATTCGCCGGCCAATCGGTGGCGTTGTAGATCAGGATGCTGGCGTCGGCGACGCCGTTGCCGGAGGAGTCGATGTATCGGAGATTGTCGGTTCCTCCGGTGTTTTGGTTGATGGGAATCGGGCCGCTGCCGGCGCCGGTGATGGCGGCCAGAGCGGTGGAACTGAGCGATCCGATCGTCACCGCGCCGTTGGAATCGGTGGCCAGAAGATGCGCGGGTGTGGCCAGAATATCGGCAGGCAGCGCGGCGATTTCGGCGGCAGTGGCCAGGGAGTTGCCGCTGGCATCGGTGGCGGGGACGGTGCCGTTGGAGTTGACGATCCAACCAGCCAGTTTCTTGCCGATGCTGCCGGTGGTGGTGAATGCAGTGGTGAGCGCATTCCAAATCGCCGTCGCAAGCGCGCTCAATGCAGTGGTATTGGGTGAATTCACTAAATCCATTTGATCGCCGGGTGACGCGGGGAAAAGTTCGGCGGTTCCATTCCAGCGGATCGCTGCGCCGCCGAGGAATGGGTCGCTCGTGGCGGGTGAGGAGCCGTTTTGCAGGCGGACGGCGAAGAAATAGGTGCCGGCGGCCGAGAGCGCGGTTGGGAAATTCCCGATATACAAGCCGAGCGTTGCCAATTCGGTCAGGCCAATGACATAAGTGCTCAGGTGCGCGCTGGTTGCGGATTCGAATGCGGAGCCATTCCAGATTTGCGCGGATTGATCGAGCAGAATCCCATAGAGGGTTTGGCCGGTAGCGTAGGGGACTTTGAATTCATTGGCCACGTTACTGCCCTCCGGTGGTCGCCTGAGTGACGGTGACGGTGCCGTCGGAGTTGGAGGTGAGCGTGTAGCCGCTTGGCACCACTTGCGGCGTCGTGCCGGTGTATGCTCCGACGAACGCTACCCAGGCGTTGCAAAGCGTGACCAGGCTCGCGGCTGATGTGCCGAGATAGGTGAACATCTGTTGCGGCGTGTTGCCCTGGGAATTGTTCCAGATCAGGCCGGCCAGAAGATAAAAGAGTTTCATGTCGCTGGCCAGATTATTTTGCATCCGGGCGACCGCCGCATTGAGCGACGCCTGTGCCAGGGGCAACGGCGTTGTGCTGGCCGGGGCCTGGAAGATAGTTGGATCGACAATCTGCGTCATGTTTGTTTCCTTGCTCAGCGGCCGGAGGTTTGAACCGAGCCATCCGTCCAGTCGATCTCGCTCACGTTGATGATGGGATCGGCCGTGTTCATGGACAGGATGCCATTCAGAGTCGCGTAGGCCTCCATGGTGAAATTGCCATCGGCGGCGCCGAGGTAGATATCAAGATTCGACCCGATCAATTGCAGGCTTCCATCGTTGTCCACGCTGGCGATGTACGACGCTCCGTCGAAGGCGAGAGCGCCGTATTGGAGGTAAATGTTCCCGCCGCCCATGTAGAGTTGGTGGCCGTTAAGATTGATGTTGCCAACGGCTTTGCCGGCGAGGATGGAGGTGGAAATCATTGGCATGGGCATGAGTTCGTTGGAAGATTCAGGCGGCGACCGTAAATCCGGATTGGAAAAATTGGTTGACCGCGGGGGCGGTGAGATTGGAATTGAAATTCCCACGTCGCTGCAGGGACATCGCATCCAATAGCGCGGCAGCGGTGGGAAGATTCAGCGTCGCGGCGTATTTCGTGATCGTTCTCGCGGGGGCGACGTATTTCGGCGTCGGAATTATCCCCGGCGGCGTCGGGGTGATTGCATTGAAGTTAGGCAAGTCACAGTTAGTAAACGTGATCGGCCGCGGCTTGCCCATGATGTAAAACGTCGGCCCGGTCCAATTGTGCACGATGACATTTTGCAACGTCACTTGCGTCGGAATGTTCGCTTCGGTGTTGTCCTGGATGCACTGGATCACGATGGCCGAATC